CCATATCTAATAGCATCCCTATGCATAACAGATACAGTAGTTAGATTAGATGGTTGTGCTGCTTCTCGAATCCAATCAACTATCTTTTTAGGCAACACAACTTTATTTACATTGTCTAATTCATCTAATAGCTTTTTGAATTTATCCACGTCACTTTTTTGAGTCCACACTGATTTTTCGTTATATGCTTTCCAAATTTCTTTTTTTAAATCTCTAATATCCACTCTAATCGCCTCCTTTAATCAAATAAGCAATCCCGCTAATCCAAGTTTGTAAAATAATCGCCGCTATAAAGATTGCTACGCCAATCAGTTCACTGTGAAGCGCACATCCGATTAGCACAGCCGGTAACAACCAAAGTGCACACGAGAAATACCACAATATAAACATAATTAGACTTCCTCCGGTTCAAATTCCACATCAATGCCTACCTTCGCCATATCGATCGCAATCTCTTCAGCTTCTTTTAACGCCGCTTCTTTTTCAGCAAACAGCTTGGCTTCTTCTTTCGGTGCTGTCCATGACACTTGGTTCATGTAGCCTTTATCGTCCTTATTCTTCAATATGTAGAACTTGTGCTGTTCAACTTCGAAGTTAACCTGCTCACCGATCGGGCTAATCGCAGCGTGTAAGATGTCCGCTTTCTGTTGGGCTTGTTTCCATTTTCTGAACGGCGTGGCATCTTCAATGCCCACATATTGGTGGGCTTGACCTCCTAGCCTACGATAATATCTATTAGTTGCTGTGTTTTTGATTACGTACATTATTTTAAATCTCCTTTTTAAATTGCTTCTTTCGCCAATGTTCCTGTTCGTCGACTACTGCTTTTTCAATGCGTTTTAAATCATCGATTGTGTAATTATTGCCGTAGATTTCTCTAACAATTTCTTCTACCGTCATAATTCATGAACCTCCATTTCAATCACTAGCTTGATTGCTTGAGGACGTCTTCTTTTTGCGTATCTTGTACCAGCGGCTGGCAACGTTATATCGTGAAACTCCTAATTTTTCGGCAATTTCATCAAACGTTGTACCCTTGATTCTTTCGGCAATTAGAAACGCATCTTCCTTTTTAGTCCAACTTTTCGGCTTCCTTTCGCTTTTGCTCTTGTCGATTTCAATTCCGAGTTCCCTTAGGTCTGAATAGATTGTCTGAACTTCAACGCCTAGTTTCCATGCGATGTCAGCATAGCTAAGATTTTTTTCAAGCATTTCTGGAAGTAGGCTCTGTCGGGCAACCTTCATCTTGTGCTTCATCATACTAATCTCACCAATGTACTTACGCTTTTTAACTTTTGAGATGCTCAATCCACGAGCTTTACGGAATCCTTCGTAGTCGCCACGATCCAATAGCTCTTGTTCAATATCAGCTTGATTAACAGCCGTGCCAACCTTTACATAGCGCATCGGTTCAGGCATATCCATGTAGACACTGTCCTTGCGGTCGCCGTCATATTTTGTGTAGTTATTAAGCATCCACTTATGCAGGTCCGACTTATGTTTGCTTTCACCGTATACTTCCTTGCTATCTACTCCGATTAATTGCCACATTAGTACATCAACTCCTTTTGTCCTTCTGCTTCTTGTGGTTCGTCTGTATCTAATTCCATTTGCTTAGGCGTAATCTTAACTAACACATCGTCACCTGCGGTATTGCTTAATCGAGTTGCTACTTCAAGAAAATCAGTATCTTCAACTGTTAATAAAACTTGTGCTCCGTTTTTGTCCAAAGTTACCTTTTTCATATTTGCCGAAAATTCAAAACTATTATTTTTCATTATTAACCTCCAAATCTAAATCTGCTGGCATGACCAACATTTCAATATGCGGATCATCCGAGTAATATTTGTTAGTCTTAGTGCTAACTATTTGCGCGTCATCGACCCACAGGAGCCCCGTACACGCGTCTGTTACAGCTTTAAAGTAATTATCTATATCACCTTTAACAACAGGCCTATGGAATCCTAAGAGCCTCATTTCGCGCTCTTTTTTTGATAGGCTTTTCTGAATCGGTCGGTAAATTGAAAGTTGCACGTGCACTGCGTAATTAACTGGTTCATCGTGGTACTGTTCTTTAACCGCTGTGGCAACTTTTTTCTTGTATTCTCTCGATTTAGGTGGGTCGTAACTTCGAACAAATCCCCCACGCCCGCTAAATCTAGGTCGTCCTTGTGGTACTGGTTCTCCCGGTACTTCTATCCTTATCAATTCGCTAGCGCCACCTCTCGTGCTCTCTTATCCATTTCATCTAATAGCTCGTAGTATTTATACGTAGCTTTCTCTAACGCTGTCATACGGCTTAAATTGCCCTCGTATTGGGCAATCATTACATCCATAAACTTGTCTCCGCCACCATCCTCGAAAAACATAAAGCCTTGGCGTTTTTCAATCTCGGCACAACCGATGGCGTCCCAGACTGCTTTCCAACGTTGTTCTTCGGTTTGGTTGATATACTGGTTTAAAATTCTGTTACCACAATCTGATTCTTCTTGTTTAATAAGAATTTGTTTTCTCCGATTAAATGCCGCTGCACGTTTCAAAAACAACCGAACCGCCTTAGATTCCTTATAGCCATTCTCTTTCATAATCGCTTGATACTCGCGGTAGTCCATGTAAGCCACTAGATTGCCACCTCTTTGAACGTCATTTCTTCACCAATAAATGTAAAGTTGATGTCCGCTAGCTCTCCTTCACGGTTCTTACGAATGGATAACTGCACAACGTGATCATCACCAACCGATTCTGGTCGATGTAAGAATGCGACTACGTTAGAATCTTGTTCAATACTTCCCGATTCTCGTAAGTCAGAAAGCACTGGTGTCTTATCGTTCCGATTTTCAATTCCACGAGATAATTGGGATAGGGCTACGATTGGGATGTTGAACTCGTTAGTTAGTCGCTTAAGCTCTCGTGTTACCTCGCCAACCTCGATGTAGCGTTCTTTAACGTTTGGAACTTTGACTAGCCCAATGTAATCAATAATTGCCATATACTTGCCTTGCTTTGCCCTAGACGCGTTTTTTCGAATCGTCTGGACTATTTCACCTAACGTTTCTAAACCGTCGTATACGCGCAATTTAGACGCTAATAATTGACTTGTAGACTGGTTAACCAACTTTTTAAGGATGTCATTTAGTTTGTCTGCGTTGGATCGCAATGTACTGCTTGAAACCCCGGTCATTCGAGACACGAAACGATTAAGCATTTCCTGTTTATTCATTTCAAGCGTGAAGAAATCGACTTCAACATCTTTGTCATTTGTCATAGCTTGATAAGCTAGATTTACCGAAAATGCTGTCTTACCAGTTGATGGACGCGCTCCAATCGTTAACAGCATAGATCCATAGAGACCACCGCCAAGTGACTTATCAAGTTGCGTAAACGTCTTGATTCCGCGTGGTTTGGGATGAGTTAAGGCGTCTGCTAACTCGGCAGCTGCTTCATCAAGTTTTCCGTCGTCTGTAGCTTCTAGCGTTTGATTCTTAGCTAAAATCTCCCGGATTTTTTCTTCATTTTCCGAAAATGGATTAGCTTGGTAATCTTTAATAGCTGAGCTTAGTTCACGTTTGTAAGCTAACTTCCTCATTAAGCTAATGTCATTGTTAAGTTGGCTAACTGCTGGTGCTTCGTCCACAATCTGCTTAAATGTCCGAAAGTCCATGGCTTTTTTAGTTAATTGATTGTACTTACCATAAACATCTAATATGTCGTGGCCGGTTGTCTCCCTGATTGCCCTGTAGATTAATTGGTAGTCTTCGTAACCGAACCATTCTTCATTAAGCGCAACGGCTCCCACCTTTTCCGGGTGGTTCAGGAGGGAGCCAATTACTCCCCGTTCAATATCAGTGTTCATTTAACTTCTCCCTTGCTCGTTCTTCGATTTCTTTTAAGTGCTTAGCCCTTTCGGCTTCAATTTCTTCAATGCTTTTACCTGCACGTTGACCATCGCTAGTAGTTGTAGTTGAAATGTTGCTACTCTTCGAATATCCATTTGCTTCGTTAAGATAATTACCAAAATGACTTGGTGCAAATATCGTTGTGATTCTTAGGTATGGATTCATCTTTGGATCGTCTTTCCATTGTTTGCTTTTGAACTCAACAACTTTGGCCAATTCAGATTTGGAATATCCTTCATTGATTCTTGCCCTTATGATTTTTCGATTGGATTCAACGTTTTTAAATCTCTTACCAGTCTTCTGATTGAACCATTCAATAAACTTCCCATAATCAACTTTTTCTTTCTGGTCGGACTTATTGTCCGACATATTATTGTTAGTCTCTGTAGTAGTCTCTGGTAGTCTATGGTATTGGTTGGGACTCTCAGTCCCATTCAGAAGGGGACTCTCAGTCCCACTCGTAGGGACTGCCAGTCCCTTTGGTTTTCCCAAATTGTCCAACGCTTCGTAATTAATTCTGTACCATTTGGTCTTATCGAAAACAGCTTTGTTATACACTCCAGTAATTAGCAAACCTTTTCTTTCTAAATCTTTTAAATAGCGTTGGATAGTTTTTTCCGAAATCCACGGAAACTGTTCATGCCAGTTAGAGACACTGTTATAGACCCATCTATAGCCGTATTTAACTTTGTTAGATTTACTACACCAATAATGTATCTGCTGTAGCATGATTGCCTTATCAACGTTATCTAGTTCAACCGCCAACGACGGTAATACCTGCAGTGGTGGCTCACTGATTAGTAAATTGTTCATTTTGCTCACCCCTATAGTTTCCTTTAATTCCTAATCGTTTCAAATCTTCGACACTTAACTTGATGCCATCAACGGGCACGTGATATTTAGCGGCAAACTTAGCTGGCGTAATACTTTCAATTTCGCCATGATGCACTCTGCAAAGCGGTAGTGCATGCCGTTTTGAATGGTCAATCTTATTTCGATTCGTTCGTCCAACCACGTCGACGTGGTGAATGTCAGCGTGTTCCCCACAAATCAGACAGACCCGATGTCTACAGCATTGATAAATGAAATACTGCTCTTCGCGTGGAAGTAGCTCATAGCCTTTCTTAAACGGCACATGCCATTCGAACATGAAATCGATAACTAGGTCTAGTAACTGGTTAGCATCGCTCACAGACGATTCTGTGGCGTCTGATAAGCTAATAGACTTACCTGCGGTATAAAACTCGTACTGGGTATAGAACATTGATTTTAAAAATTCACTCGGCACTACGAAATACGTTTCAATGTCATGTAGTAGGGCGAAAAATAACCGTCGCTGTTGTACTCGTGCTTTCCGCGGGTCTGCTACCTCGAAATCAACGTAAAACTCGCCTTGCCCACCGCTCACTGTCTCCAAATGGTCTTGATTAAGCGGTTTGTCTAAATGAATAACCAGGTCTCTGCCTCGTTGTTCCGCTCTCGCTCTCTGCATTTACATCACCTTAGAAAGGCAAACTATCGTCACCAATATCAATTGACTGTCCGCCATTGGCGAATGGATCTCCCGGCGTTGATGCTGGCCGTGCGTTATTTTGTTGGTTGCCTTTTGGCTTCGAATCTAGCAACGAGAAGTTATCCGCCACAATTTCAGTAACATAAACTCGTTGTCCTTGTTGGTTTTCGTACGAACGGGTTTGGATCCGCCCTTCAATACCTACCAACGAACCCTTGTGTGTATACTTAGCAAAGTTTTCTGCTGCCTTACGCCACATTACACAGTTGATGAAATCCGCTTCACGTTCACCCTGTGAGTTGGTAAACTGTCGGTTAACTGCCACGGTAAAACTAGCTACCGCATCGCCTTTAGCTGTGTGGCGAAGCTCAACATCTTTAGTTAAACGTCCTATTAGTACTGTTCGATTAATCATGTAGTTCCTCCTGTGTTTTGTTAACGTGGTCCAGTTGCTTGGTTACGAGCACAATCATCTGGTTAGCTGTCTCGTAATTTAAGTCGTTGATATGGGCAACATGTGCCTTATTTAGATACGCCGATTTAACTACGGGCTCTGGCTTACCAGTGGCGGTCGCCATTGCTTTAAATAATGCCGTTAGCGTTTCACTCTGTTCGCTAGAAATTGGGTCAGGTTGTTTTTTGCTCTCAACATTTTTTTGAAACGAATCGGGATCCATGTCGTCGGTGGCGATATTGAAAAACTTAAGTAAAAAGTACTTTTCACCGTAAGTTAGTGCCTTACCAACGCCCTTTTCACCGGCGGTATCAACACCTTGCGCATACCATGGGCATTCAATTGTTTCTTCGGGATTATCAGTGTTGACCCACGTCATTGTCATAATTAATTCAGTAAAGTAAACCACTGCACCTTTCTTGTTTGAGCTAGTCATTACATTTTTGCTCGTAATTCGAGGAATCAGCAGCACGCCTTCTTGGTCCATTAGTTCATGAATTTGTCCCAATACGTCCGATGAACCGGCATAGGTGTATTGAGTTGAGCGTTGCGATTTCTGCACATACTTTGCACTAGCATGGATTGTCTGTAGTTTTTGGTACAATGTTTTAGGTTTAACCTCTTCTTTTGGTTCTGCTTTAGTCGTTATCATCTAATCCACCGCCTTAACTGATAACTTGTCTGGTTTTTGTCGTGCTACATAAGGGATTAGTGCTCCAGTTTCCGTGTCGACTAGTTGCCCGTTTTTTGATGGAACAAATCGACCTTCGGCAACCATGCGTTTAATTGCTGATAAGTTAGGCTCTTGTTTTACTAACGTTTCATCAATTCCAGAAAGTGACTGCACAATCTCTTTAGGCTTAACGTTGTTTGCCTTCGTAACCTTCCACCATGTTGGTTTGCTAGGATTGCTTTCGGTTCGAAGGAAGCGCCAAGTAGCGGTTTGTAGTTCTCTACCCTGAAATAATTTAAGTTCCTCTTGCTCGACCTTACTAATCTGGTCCCTTAGTTCGTCAATTTGAATGTTGATACCTTCTTTATCATGCTTAAGTTTGCGCAATTTACGATCTAACTTGCTACGCTTGGCTTCTAATTCGTCAATCTTCATCATGTTCATTCCCTCCGTATAAGCTTTCTACTTCTTTATTTTCGCGTTCTGTTTCCCAGGCTCTTTCTAAACGTGGGCTTAACTGTTGATTGTTCATGTGATATACTCCAGTTGATATATTTATTTCTTTGCTCGCTATTGCCGTAGCGGGCTTTTTATTTTGTTCGTTTTTAATTTTGAACATCTCCTTTGTGTATAATCAGTGTGGAGAGGAGGTGCTAATTTATGAAAAAATTCGATTGTCCCTTTTGTGGAAATACTGTAGATGATTCCCAAATCATAGATACAAAGTTGGGATCGACTTTCGTACTACCAGCTGTAGACAATGACCTTAACGTCGCTCCGGACGGTATAGTTGTTAAAGCTATTGAATGCGACAACTGTCACAACGTCTGGATGAGAAACGTTAACTATTAGTTTTAAAGTGTGAATTGTGAAGATGACCTTTCTCATCTATAAATGCATTTGATTTTCTGTGCTCCTCGCTACCGCAAATAGCGTCGAGTGCTTTTTTGATTGGCATCTTTAAGCTAAATACGTCTTCATTAACCATTGTTATGAGTGTTGTATTATATTCGTCATCAAATTCAATAGACGTAATATTGTATGGATTTATATACACATCTTCTCTAATCTTTGCTAACTTCATTACTATTCACCCCTTACTCGAAAAATGAATTAAATCCAAAACGTCCAAACATGTAGGTCATCCCTGCTATTACCAACACTGCTATTGCGACTCTCATTACAACCCCTCCACCCATTTGTTTACTTTCGACTTAATGTAATATGTTCGATTGAGATAAGACGGACTAATTACAGCCTCGTCTAGCCCACCGTATTCAACTGCCTTGTCTACCGTTGCTACTGAAAATCCTAGATATTCAGCAACTGTTTTTCGATCCATTAATAGTGGAAACTTGTCATCACTCAAGCGTTCTTTGTCCGCCATTCCTTTTACCTCCTATCTAGTTGCTCCACCTTTTCTGATACTGTTGCATGACTTTGCATCTCTCATAACTACTCTCCTAACGTTGTTTGGCCTGCCGGTACCTTGCTCATCTCTTTAATGATTTGTACCGTTGCAGTAGATGGTTGCCAGTTGCTAATGAATTCATCGGCTTTATCAAAGTCCTTTTGTCGAAGCTGCGAACGTGTCTTAATCCCGGTTACTTCGTTTAGACCGCGGTTGATGTCCTTAAACAACTTGCTACGTTGTGCAGCTGTTAACGTTAGTCCGTGAATTTTGATATATTCGTTAACTTTCTCCGAAACTCTTCGCGAAATGTAACCATATTCTGTTGGATCTAGTCGCTGGTTATTTTTTAAGTAATCAACGTCGCTGTCGATTCGGTCTACTTTTTTATTGGTGTTTTCTGTCGCATTGAAAACTAAGCGAAGTACTTCCATTGGATCAGTTGGTAATTCAGTCCGATGTTCCTTAATGGTTTCTTCCATCTTGTTAAAAGCATCAATGTACTTCAGTTTGAATTCGTCTGCCTTCTTACCAGTGAATCCAAAAGCAATAAAGGTAAATCCATCACGATTCATGTAATACATCTTGTTTCGTTTACCGCTCTTATCTTTGTATTCGCCCTGAGCAAACATCGAATCGTACTGAGCGGAATTTTCCGCTGAGCTAATTTTGTTTTGAATAGCTTCTAAAACATCGCGGTGATTCTTTCCAAATACTTCTGCTACCTGTAAACTGGTTGTCACTGCTTGTTGGTCTTTCATGATTACTAATTCGTTCATTCTTATTTCCTTCTTTCGTGTGTATAATTGTTTTACAAGGTGGTGATAATGATGGATGATAATTACGAATCATTAACAAATGATGCAAAATTTCTTTTGCTTAATTTATATAAAATGTATGTTGAGCGTAGAAAAGATAGCACTCCCAAAAGAGAAGCTCGCTTATTTGATAGTATTCCTTACATTCAACAAAGTGTGATGCCTCAATGGACTGAAGACGACGTTTTAGATACGGTAAACGAACTTGTTCGCCAGAACTTTTTAAGTGCCCGTTACGGTAACGGTACTGCATTTTTTATTCAGTTAAGCACTGAAGGAATCGCAAAAATGGAGAGACGCTTTAAAGACTCAACAAGTGCTATCTTCGATACAATCGTAAAGATAAAATCAGCAATTCCTTTTATTTAGCCGTAGATAGTCCAATCATTTGCTAGTAGATCCGAAGCAATTGGTTGCCACTTCGCTATCAATTCATCCTTACGATTAGCAACAATCATTCCGCTAGTAGTATCAGTAGGAATTATCCAAATGGGGTTTGGTCCCCATGATTTACGGGTAATTCCTCTTTTTTGTTTACCAGCCTCTTTTACTGCTTCTTGAATGTTCATATTGTTTTCCTTCCTAGATTCCAAATTCATTAATCATGCTAATAATTAATTTTGTTGCTTCTGGCCCTTTAGCTTTGCCGCTGAGCACTTGTTGAATCCATGAAGCACTTGAGCCAAACAATACCCCAGCCATGCGATAGGTAATGTGGTTTTCTTTCATATACTTTTTGACAGCTTCACGACCTGGTTCTGTTCCTATCAATAAAAACGCCCCCTTATTTTTTCAAGTGATTTATCAAGTATCGTTGACTTTTTTTAAACTATAGTTTAATATGAAGCCATGTTAAATAAGCAATTCAAAACCCACTACCAATGCAATTCCTCGCCAAAGTTGTTGCCATTATTGGGTGTGTTTTTTATTGCCTGATTACTTGATGAATTAATAATATAACTATAGTTTAATTAATGCAAGTGTTTTTATAACTAAAGTTTATTTTTTATTCATCAAACATGGGAGAAACGCTATTATGACGATGTTTGACAGGGTAAAAAAAATTTCAAAAAAAAGAGGATTAAGTCTTGCACAATTAAATGAAAAGGCAGGATTTAAACCAAATGTTATATATTCATGGAAAACAAAAACTCCATCTATAGATAAAGTTGAATCGGTTGCAAAAGTTCTAGGTGTATCTGTAGATTATTTGTTAGGTAAAAATGAAACTCCTGAATGGGCAAACGAAAGGGACACTACCGATTTAAAGAAATTTCTTGAAGACAACGATGGGACATTCACTTATGGAGGAGATGATTTAACCGAGGATGAGAAGCAAAAATTAAAAATTGCGATGACTCAGATTTTTTGGGATCGTCACAAACATGACTAGGTGGTTATTTTATGTCTATAGTTAAGGACTTTATACAAAATGTTCAAAAAAGATACAATACTGCCGATCCTTTTAAAATTGCCGAAATACTAAATATAGATGTACGTTATTGCTATTTAGGACGTATGCCTCTGGGGAAAACGAACTATGACGATAAAGGAACAATCATAATATTAAACAACTCTCTACGTGATTCGCCACAAAAGTACTTCACACTTGCGCACGAGCTTGGTCACTATTTTATGCACGAAGGACTGGCAGGGTATTATACAGGCGTCCGCTTTGGATATGATGAATTTGAGAATCAAGCAAACGAATTTGCTAGTGGCCTTTTAGCTTTATTTTATGTGGAAGAATACGATCGTTTGCCTCATACAATTCGTGAACTAGAAGTAACATACGGATTACCTACTAATTAATTAGATATAAAACTATAAAATTGTCCAAATCCTGATGACTATAAAAGCTGATTTTTTTGGAGGAAATACAATGATACAACTCAGTATTGCGTTACAAACTATTTTTATAATTGCAATTATTGCATTTATTATCGGTTTAATTTGGCTAATTATTAATTGGATTAAAAAGAAACCTAAAA